CCGCCAAGAGTCGTGGGCAACACCGCATGCCAATTGCTCGACTGGTGCGGGTCAGGCACCAAACAAAGAAGGAGCGCAGAATCTTCAAACGCAGGCAAACGGCAAACTCAATCCCCGTTGGGTCGAGACGCTGATGGGACTGCCAGTGGGCTGGACTATGCCAAGTTGCAGGCTGCCTGTGACAATCGCACCGACGAACTTCGACTGCTCGGCAACGGAGTTGTCCCCGCAACCGCAACCAAAGCTTTCTTAACCTTAATTAAACAAATCAATGAATGATCTACAAGCTACGTTTGTGTTTACCGGTGGTGGCATCACTCAGACTGATAAGCTGATTGATCGTCTCCAGCGCTCGGCCGGCCAATGGGTCAGCCTGCCTACGTTAGTAGGCTATACTGGTGCTTACGCGGTGCATAGCAGGGTCAGTGACGCTCGTAAGCGTGGCTGCTGCATAGAGCAGCGTACTGAAGTGGCGAAAGATGGAGTGCGCCATAGCTTTTACCGATTATTAGCACCATGACCGATAACGAATCAAATTTACTTGATGCCCTGCGCCTGTCCCTGCGCGGGAATGAGGCTGATAAACACATTGCTGAAGCCGTGCTACAGCAGCACGAGATGAAGCAAGCCAGGGATAAGCGCAGCCAAGATGTGTTTCTGGTGTGCGCTGACATCGTGAAACCTACCAAGCTAATTTAACATACATAACAGCCAATTTAACATACATGAGCCGTCGCCGCACATATAAAATTAACAAGTCTGGAGTAACCAAATCAAAACTTTGGGCTGCCCAGGCTGAGAAACGTAAACGCTACAGCAAACTAAACATCCCAAGCCAATGAGTCATTCACCAGAAATTAATCACCTAGCAAAAGCCTTGGCTGTTGCTCAGTCCAGCCTGTCACCGGCTGCCAAAGATGCGGTCAATCCGCATTTCCGTAATCATTATGCCAGCTTGGGCAGCGTCTGGGATGCAGCACGCGAGGTACTCGGCGCCAATGGTCTGAGCGTAGTCCAGACCTATGCGCCTACTGATGGCACTCGGTTAGACCTTGTAACCACCTTGATGCACGAGTCTGGCCAATGGATCTCAGGCACGATCTCAATGGTGCCGGCTAAGGCAGATCCCCAGGGGATCGGCAGCGCTGCCACTTATGCACGGCGCTATAGCCTGGCATCGATCTTGGGCATTGTGGCTGATGAGGACGATGATGGCCAGAAAGCTAGCCTGCCATCACATGCGCCAGCCTATCAGGCACCGATTGCCACCGTTATGAAGCCATCTAAGCCGGTTTCCGTACCAAGTCAGCCTTTGGCAGCGCCTGCGGCCGCTAATGACGGCAGTTGGCGCTCAATGGTAGTGCCTAAGTTTATTAAGAAGTATGCCGGCCAGACGCTCGGTGACATGCCGCAACGTGATCTGGAGTGGTGGGCGGGTAATTATACGCCGAAAGAGTTTCGGGGCGCTATCGCCCAGGCTGATCTAGATCTGCGCAGTGCGTTAGACCAGGCAACTGGGCGCGGCCAGCCGGCTGCTGTTGCGTCAGCGCCAAAGCAGGCAGAATTGAATGATAACGCACTTGATGACGTACCATTCTGATGAATGAGCCGAATACACGAAACGGCATCTGCCAAGAGCGTACTGACCTGTACTGGGAGGGTCGTGAGAAGATTGAAACAGTAGCACGCTTTTGGAATCATGGCCCCAGCCATCGCACTGTTGGCATGTGCGCAGAAGTGAGAGCAGCAGAGATCAAAGCAGTTAACCTAAATAGAGCCAGTGACTTTCCGCGAAAAGTTAATAGCTAACTGCACGCTCAAAGCTAAAGAGCTAGGCCGCAGGCTGACCTCGATGGAGATTGTCGAGGCAGCTAGTGCGTTGCATGAGACGGCTAGCAAAGCACGGCGCAAGTCAGAGATCGTGCCGGCTGCTGAAAGTATTTATGAGCTATACCCGCGCAAGGTAGGCAAAGAAGATGCCTTGCTAGCCATAACTGGTGCGCTGCGTAAGCATGAGGCAGCGTATCTTCTAGATAAAACCAGCCAGTTTGCCGAGGCAGTAAGGTCGTGGCCATCATCTTACCGCTACATGCAAGACGGTGGAGATCGATGCCCTAACCCTGGCACATGGTATCGCCAGGGTAGGTTTGCTGATGACGTATCGACATGGCGCCGGCGTGGTGCGCATACACCAGCCCCGCATCAGAAAGTGTCACCACCTGAGCCGGCTGGCTGGCGTAATGCGTTTCCTGAGTTTGTAGATCGTGACAAGCCCTGGCATGACCTTGATACTATCCAGCAGACCTTTTTGATTAACAATACGGCAACTGCTGCGCACTTTAGTGAGCCTGTTGAGCAAGATGATGAACAGACAAGACTACGCCAAGCATGACCGTTACACCCATTAAAGGTCAGCCTGATCGTTTTTTGGTAAGCAGTGTAAGCTTTCCACCGCAATGCCACACCGTCGATATTATTGCTGAGTCATGCGGTTGCGTGTCTTGGACGACACGGCAGCGACGTTATAGGCAGCGCACTGGTAACCAATTTTATTGTAGGCACCTAACAGCCGTAAAAGAATACTCAGAATACCACCTAGCCGATGCGCCTTGATCCTAAAAAAATAGTGGCTGACGCTATTGCTGCCGGCCTCATTCAGCTTGGAGATCCCGCGCCTAAACACAAACGCATGCCTAAGCCTCCAGCACCGGCCAAGCCTTTTAAGTATTATATCCCGCCTATTTATCGCTATCAGCCGCCAGTAGAACCACCGCCACTTGAAGTAATCAAAGGCCGGCGCCGATTATTTACTACGGCGCCAATTCACTAACATAACGTCGCAAGGTTTAGAAACTCCTGATTAGGTATAAAGCTGAAACACTTCTTAAAGGTAGTAAAAAAACCGATAAAACTTAACACATCATCTAAGACGTGATAAAAAAACAGCGATGAGATTACAGCTAACGGATCTGCCCAGGCACATGCAAGATCAGGTCAGCGCCCAGCTGCATGCTGCGCCGGCTGCCCCAGCATCTAGCATCAAGGTGGCTATTAAAGCCAAGCCGAACGCTGATGAGTCTAAGCTTAACAAACTGGAATCAGCCTGGCTGGCCGTACTTTGTGCCGATATTACGCTGGCTTGGGTTGGCGTACATGCATTGACCTTCAAGATCGGTGACGATTGCCGGTACACTCCTGACTTTATAGCGCTTAACCTCGATGGTGAGTTAATAGCCTACGAAACCAAAGGCTTTATGCGCGACGATGCCAGGGTAAAACTTAAGGTGGCAGCCAGAATGTTTCCGTTTGTAGGCTTTGTCCTGGTTGAACGTAAGGCCGGTGCTTGGATCTGCACCGAGATCAAGCCTTAGCCGGCTAGGCTTTAGGCTTGCCACCCGCCGGCCGGATTTACACATTGCAAACAATAGACCCTGGCACGCGGTAACTGAGTCCCGCGAAACGCTACCGGCCGGCAGCAGCTAACTCTACAAGGCAGGGAGTTCATAGCTTCCTGCCTTACTTATTTACCAAAGGGGTAAATAAATGATGCATCTGTCAAGGACGCTATTTGATGCGATACCAGACTGCTTTTACTTTAATCTTTTTGGCGTTTATTACGCTGCCAAAAAACATCTCAAGCTTTCCCTTTTGTTTTAATTCAGTAAGCACCCTAGCTGTTTTGCATTTACCAAAGCCATAGATCTTTTCTATCTCTGCATGAGTATTCCAGCCGTTGCCTGGCGGTCTTGATTCTTTAGTGGCAATCAAGCCCTGCAACTGATCAAGCCACTTAGTATTGTTTAATTTGAGTTGCGACATGAAAAACTCCGTTAATGCGCCGTGCTTGGAATAACTGATAGCTGCCGTCTTCAAATAAAAAGCCATACGCCCAGCCTTGTGACCAGCGTAGCTTGCCGGCTTTCTTGTTAACGTAATCCATGTCACGAATGCAAAGGCAACCAATTCCCCTGGCTTCTTCTGGTTCTAAGGAGGCTATGGCGCCTACTTCGATGGCATGCGTGTGGCCAAATAAGCAATTGCGGTACACTCTAGCGTGAGCCTGGGCTGCATTAACGCCAGCAAAGTATCCATGCACCACCCTGAGCTTGCCTAGTTCTAATACGCCAAGCGCTGCATCGTATGGCAGCATTTTGGCATGCCACCTTTTAACGTAGCCGTTAATTGATTTAATGCCGTCGTCAGAATAATCGCGAATTAAGCCGGTAGCTGATCTTGAAAAATCCCAGATGCGCTCATCGTGATTACCGCGCAGAAAATGGTTTTGTGTGCCGCCGTTAAAAAACCTACTAGCAAAATCAATTCCAGCTTCCCAGTCCTCGGCCATCGATGCCGCTTTTTCATCATCTGATGCGCCTTTGCGCAAGTTACGGAAGTCCCAGAGATCCCCATTAATTACTCGTATTTCTGGATCAAAATCTTTTGTGAACGCCAGCAGCATAGCGCATGCATGCTCATCGCGCATATCGCCGTGTATGTCAGAGCAAACAATAAATCGTTTAGCTTTCACATTTGCATGCGTATATCTTCACCGTCTTCTTGTTCGTCTTCATCTTCATCTGGGCCTCTCATGTAAATTACTTCTTACGGTTCATCCGATCCCCGAACCACCAGCCAATGCAATTGAATGCGGCAAAGTTTAGTTGGTCTGCGGTCGAGCTTTGCGCTTCCGTCGTCGAGTAAAAGTAAATCACCGTTGCGATCAGCACTAGCGTGATCGTGATAAAAGGTCTAAATAGCGTAATCAGATTAGCTGCCCAGGGCGATACGTTAGCCGGCGGGGTTGCTGCCTGTTGGCTTGCGGTAAAAGCCTCCCAACGCGCCTTGTCGCTGCCGATCTGTGCCAGGACTTGCATTTCCTCTAGCTTGCGTTTGTGATCTTGACCGGCCTTGAAGTTATCAAAGAAGCCATTGCCGATGCGTAGCAAGACACCGAGTGCGCCACCGCCGAGTGCGTTTGTAAGTAGGTCAAGCATGGTAGTTAAATTCCAAAGATTGTCTGCTGCAATTTACGGAAGCAGAAGTAAGGGAACCAAATAAATTTAGGCACGCGCTGAACGCGATGTTGAGTGTTAGCAACAAACGGATAGCTGGCATCCCATAGCCGTATCGTAATCTTGCCGCCACTCGATGACGTGCAGTTCTTAATCTTGATCTCCTGCGTCGGTGGCCGGCCAGCATACCAGTAATTGTCATACTGCCCAAACTCTAACAAGCCGTCGGCGAGCGAGTCTTGCAACGTCCAGCCGTTAATACTGCCCTTCACCGTAACCGATCCGCGCACCTTGCAGTTGCTAAAATTGTAGAACGATCCGCGCACGCAATCAATCGCATCTTCTTGCGAGCCGTCTGGAATATCCAGATCGACTACGTTAAGCACGTTCACGTCTGAGCATTTGAACAGATCGTCGTAGTCCGAAGGAACAGCCGGAGCTTGCCAGTTGTCTGGCCCGATAATGCGACCGTCATACTCTTGTCCGTAGCTTTTCCAGTTGGTGTCCTTCGTGCCACTCATAGCTAGTCGCCCTTCGGTTCTTCTTTTGGTTTGAGTGCCTCCGCGATCTGCTCCGCGCATTTGCGGATCAGTTCATGCTGCTCAGCGTTCAGCGGAGCGAGCCGAGCCGCATTGTAAATATTGTTCAAGGCCTGATCTAGTGTCATGTTGTTCATGTTGTATTATTGTTATTGTTAGACGTTACGTTTGATTAACCATGCGGTGATTGCCGAAATCACGGCCGCCAAAACTGCCACCTTCCCTTTAAGCTCGTTCTTAAAACTCTCCAGCATCGTCACTCGACCGTTGGTCTTGATGCACTGCTGCAACACTTGCTCAAGCATCTTATCCTGCGCGTCCATTCTGGTTAGAATCGAGGACAGCTGGGCATTTACGCTCAATGGGTCAAAATTCATTTGGATTCTAGGGCGGGTTCTGCTGGCTTGAGTGGCTCAACGATTGGACGACCGTTATCGTCCGTCCAGTCCGTGTCCATGATGTGCTTGTCTTTGCGCTCACCAATTACCATCCAGCTTACGTTATCTGTGGATGCCGCATCTTGCGCCTCGATGGTGAGGATGTTGCCAGTCACTTTGCCGCGAATTGCACCCCAGCCAGACTCGTTGCTGGTAAAGCATTGCACGTCGCCGCAAAGCACTTCAAATGTTCCTTCCGTCATTGTTGCAACGGTGTCGATGTTTACGGATGCCTTGCCGTCCACTAAGTTTATTTTACCGCGATAGATTAGGTCACACTTTGGCCCTTCGATAAAGGAGTGAACAAGTTGATGCGTAGCAGACTTAGATGGCAGCGGATGCTCGATGCGAAACGAGCCAGAACCTTTGGAGAGTGCGCCATAAAAAGTAGCCGCATCCGTAGTCGTATTTAATGTTAAAACATCATGTCCAGTTACTGGGTTGAATATTATATAATTATTTGATGTTAGATTTTCGCGCAAACCAGTAAACCATTTTTCAGCACTTGCTGTTCTATAATTAACTCCGACATAATAAGACGTAGAGCTTCTATTGAGAAGAACATAACCGTTATCAATGTTTCCTGTTATTGTTCCTGTTGTCGACAAAGTCCCAGTGACCGCGAGGCCGTTAAGCGCGTTCAAAACTCCCGTGCTGCGGGTGATGCTGACCGCCGTGGAAATCTGTGCGCCCGCGTCGTTGTAGTTATCGAATCGGAAATCCGAACCAGTGTTGCTGCCAGACTCCGTGCCGCCGATGCTAGTCATCCAGCGAGATGTTCCGTTGTTCGTGTAGCCGACGAATACGTTGCTCGCAGACCCCGTGTTAATGTTAATCTGCCGAAGGGTGCTAACGCCGCTCGCCGCCAGCGTCGTAAAGCTACCCGCCGCAGGTGTGGTGGCTCCGATGGCCGTGGAGTTTAGGCCAGTGGAGGTGAAAGTAGAAACCAGCCCTCCGTTTGCGTAAATATCAAGTCCAGCAGATTGCCCAAAAAATATAGTTTTTGTTGTAGAACCACTACCAAGAATTCCTGCTTCAGACCCAAGACGCGAAATATTTGAACCGTTTGCTTGGAGAGCAAGGTATGGGCCGCCAGTTGCTCCAGAGCCACCGTTAATATTAACAATTCCATTTCCGTTACCAACTCCACCCGGCCCAATAGTTGCCGTCCCGCTTCCACTAATCGTCGTCGCCGCAATCGTGCTAGGCGTGGTGGCACCCACCGTGCCGTTAATGTTGATGCTGGCCGTCCCAGTGAGATTTGTCACCGTGCCGCTGGCTGGCGTTCCCAGAACAGGCGCAGTCATCGTCGGACTCGTGAGCGTTTTATTCGTTAGAGTGTCCGTGGTCGCCTTACCAACTAGCGTATCCGTGGCATCTGGCAGCGAGAGCGTTCTGTCTACCGTCTGCGTGCTGCTCAGCATTGTTCGCGTGTTCGTCGTTCCACCGCTAGCGTTGAACATGATGCGTTTTGTGGCATCAACCGAATCTTGCACGTTGACATAACCTGACGCGCCTTTGCCTGCTAGATGCAGCCCAACCGAAGCATCCCCGCCTGTGGCTGTGATGTGGACGGCACTGCCACTCGGTGCGTTTTCTATCGTGACCTCATTTATTGCAGACCCCACCGAAGCCAGCTTCAGCGTCTCATTGCCGTTTGCGTCATTGATTTGGGCAATCACTGGGGTGGTGATTGTGGGCGAGCCTGACAGCACTACGTTTGTTGTGCCTGTTGAGGTTGTGACGCCGGTGCCGCCGTTTAGCACCGGAAGTGCTGTGCCGCTATAGGTAATCGCCAGGGTGCCGCTGGTCGTGATCGGGCTGCCTGAGATTGAAAGTAGACTTGGCACCGAAGCAGCCACGCTCGTTACCGTCCCGCTGCCGGCTGTTGGTGTTACCCAAGTGCCATCACCGCGCCAGAAAGTTGAGGCAGAAGCGCTAGTGCCGCTGTTCAAATTAGTGACCGGCAAGTTACCAGTTACGCCGGTGCTTAACGGTAGTCCTGTTGCGTTTGTAAGGGTGCCGCTGCTTGGTGTACCCAAAGCGCCACCGGAGGCCAACAGCGTGCCTGTAGTTGGCAGCGTTACGTTAGTGGCAGCAGTACTGGTGAGCGTGAGCGCATAGGCGCCGGCCGTGGTAAGATCGCCGGCCAAGGTAACAGTGCGGTCAGCATCTCCAGTAGTTAGCGTCAGTGTTCGATCTGCTGTTACGTTACTGCCAGGCTTAATAATTAGATCATGCGTGGCATTGCTATCAAGAATATGCAGGCCGGTATTGGCTACCGTGATCATATCCGTAGCCATGTACCTGGAGGACAAAGCCGATTGATCTACCTTGGCGTTGAAAGTGTAACTATTGGTAGCAAAAGTTGGCAGCGTTGTAACTGCGGTTGGCGCAATGATCCAGCTTGATGCAAAGTCTGCACCACCCACCGTGACAGTGCCGGCGCCACATGCGTCAAACTTTAGCCAGACCTCATGGATTGAGTAATTAGAAAGATTATTATAAATAATCTGTGAAAGACTCCCGCCATTGTAGCTGCCATCCGGTAGCTTTAATATGTTGGCGCCCTGTCCATAGGGTGTGCCTGAAATCCAAAAGGTCTGGCTTGATGCAGTATTATCGGTAGCCAGAAAATCGCATTGTATATGCACTGCAAAATCAATTGCCGTGCCGTAATCTAAACTAAAAATTTTGTACCAGCGAGCTACCGCGCTTGAAGTAATTGCGATATCATATTTACTAGCTATAGGGATAGAAAATTCTTGTTCAGATGGTGCATACGGTGGCACCGGAACATCAGTGCTAGTTTCGTATGGCCAACTAGCGTAATTTGCTTCAGTGACGTAATAATTATCCTCGCGTATAAAATTAATTAATTCGGCCGCATCCCATTGCAGGGTAAAAGAATCATAACCGCCAACAAAAGTGGCCAGCTTGCCATCATTATGGTGGAAATGAAAATTAGTAAAAGTGTAAGCACTGCTGTCGTTATACCCAAAAACATTTCTAAAACTAGCGTTACCAATAAAAGTATTATACCCAATATCTATGTCAGCTATGTTGGCATTAGTGCCATAAATTGTGATCTGTGCAGTGCAATCGCCCATCAAGCGATTATGGTTAACATCTATATAGCTAGCATTCTGCGTCACAATTGTTTGTTCAAAATCGCTAATCTGATTATTGGAAATAATCGTATTTGATGCAGCTTGAATCTGCACGCCTTTATCACCTCCGCATAATAGATTACCAATAACGCTGGTATGCTCTGGAGCCGGCCCACTGTTATTGAATATGCCGCACGCTACGCAACTTGATCTTGTCGTGCCATTGCTACCAAATACATTTACATTGTTGCCCTCAAAAATACAAAATTTGCAAGCGTTAGCTGCTTCTAATCCAACAAAGCCATCGTAAAGCCGTACGCTGTTTCCAATGACAGTAACGTGACGGCAATCATTAAGACTGATTCCAAATTCATCTGCGCTATCAATACCAAAAATTCTATTATTTGAGATTACAGAATAACTCATTACGCCACCCCCGCCCCACAATTCGATGCCTAACAATCCAACCGAATAAATATAATTATCAGAAATAATGTGGCCGCTAGACTCCATAGTTACTGCGCTGCTTGCTTCTAGTTTAATGCCACCGGTCTGATCATTGCTTGATCTGTCCCAGTTGCTCAATAATTCGCAATTGCGTACACTTACTGCCGTTGGTGTTTTATTTGTGGCGCCGTTGCTAAATGATCTAATCGAGCAATAATTATTGCTTAGCTTGGTATCAAGAATCTGTACCCGCTGTGAATCACCGTAAATCAGCACGCCGTTGCGCAGTGAGTTTTTAATTAAACAATTCTGAATAATCACATCTTGGGCGTTAGATGTTTTAATTAGACCACTCGCACCACTGCTTGCTCCAGAAACATAAGCCCCATCAAAAGTAAGATACTCCACCACTACGTTAGATCCGGTGATGGTCAGGATCTCGCCTAGTGCCTGGCTGTTTGATTTGATTATGCTGCCAACGCCGGCGCCGCGCAAGATCACGCCATTAGTTGCTGAAATCGTTAGCGCCGTACCAATGATGTACGTACCAACTGGGAACCAGACTACGCCACCGGCCACGGCTGCTGCCGTTATTGCTGCCTGCACTGCCGTCGTGTCATTGGTGCTGCCATCCCCTGTCGCGCCATAGATAATTACATTAAACACCGTAGGCACGTTAGCCGTTATGATGTTAGCCGTAAAACTGCCGGCCGCGCTTCTGGCGACAATGGCTGATGCCACATTGCTGCTACTAGCCGTAGTAGCGCTGTTGCTTACTTTAGATGCACTGCTGATCGTAGCCAATTTGGTATCAGCGATATTGGCAGCAGTATTGATATCGGCGTTAACAATTACGTTAGCTGCAATTGCTGTAACAAACGATCCAGTCCCGCTACCGGTTACATCACCGGTCAGGGTAATTGTTTGATCACCACTATTGGCCCCACTGATCGAGCTAGAGCCAGATACTGCCAGCGCCGGCGAAGATGTACCAGATAGGATAACCGCATTAACGCTGGTTGGGGTAATCGCGCCCAGGGTAAGTGTTATATTTGGGGTAGTAGTGGCCGTGGCTACGCTGCCTGAGACGCCAGCATTGGTGTTTATTGATACGCTCGTTACGGTCCCGCTGCCGCCGGCAGTAATGTTTGCCCAAGTACCGTCCCCACGCCAATAGGTGTTGGCATTGGCCGAGGTGCCAGAATTGAAACTGCTAATTCCTAGGTTGCCTGTTAAGGTAGATGCCGGCGCCACCACTGGGCTAGTCGTAATGCCAGTAGTCTGACCTTTGGCGTTAATCGTAATAACCGGAATAGCCGTGCTGCTGCCAGTCGTGCCGGCCGTGGCCACGTTGCTAGCCAGCGTTGTAACCAAGCCAACACTGGTAACGTCCCCAGAAAGGTTAGAATTGGTCTGAAACAAGGCCAGCGTGGCCGCTAAAGTAGTACGGCGCTCACCATTGGGTAGGGTGTTTGCATAGCCAACCACGTTATCAGTTAAGGCCGGCGAAGTTGCCGCAGTAAAATTTGCAAAATTAACGCTCATATTGAAGAAAAGGTTGCTAGATCATTGCCACTAAAAGTGACCATTTGCACATCGTCAAAGGTAACAATGAGCCGAGCGTCCACTGCAAACTGATAGACCTGGCACCAGCCAGAGTCTTGTGGTCTAGCATTCTCTGCCATGCCGCCGGCCGGTCTACCGTTTTCTGAAATTGATCCTGATGGGTTGGCATTTTGATAAAGTGCGCCGGCTGGCGTTGCGCTTAAAGCCAAGGCGCCGGCTGGCGTTGCTTTAGCCTTCAGTCCACTGGTGAGGATCTGGCAAGGCATGGCATCAGCTATTGGTGATTATGACCGGCACGCAAACCGCAGCCTGCCCACGGTCGAGTGTGTAGACGTTACCCACCGTGCTGCGCATCTTTAGCGCCCAGCTTAGCACGTTTGATTCTGCTAGGTTGGCCGTGTAAGCCGTGTTAAGCGTAACAGTAATGACGTTGCTGTTGGCGCCACTGATGGCGATCTGGCCGGTGCTGGTGCTGACGCTGATGTTAGCCTGGTTGTCTGGCAGATCTTGACCAGGAGTCTTGGCCATAAACCAGATCGTTGCGCCGGCTACGTTTTGCGCAACGCCGTCGATAGATACGTTCGTGCTAAAAACATAGGTATCGCCTTGAATGATATTTAGGTAGTCGCCAGCCATGAAAAAGGTCAGTCAGTCAACTAGTGCCTGGGAAGATACGATTAAGCGCATCCTTGCGTTGACGGCAGCTACGGCATCCCTTGATTGCGTGGCGCATTTTAGCCGGCATAGGAGTGGCATCAAGTGCGCTGTGTATTACGCTTTGGATCTGACTGCCAAGACCAGATTGCCTGTTTATGCGTTCACTTAAAGTAATAATTTTAGGATTCATACGCAATCAAGGTACGCTGGACATGTTAATCCCACATCATACGCCGCAGATATTTCATTAACTGACATAGCACCGGAAGAAGTAATTGTTACGCTTGCGTTTGTAAATGGCCCGCTGGTTTCGTTATTTAATAATAGCTTAATTATGTATCTTCCGTGGTACGGAACAGCACTGGACGTAATGCTAGAAGTAGATCCAGATAATGATTCTACCAAAATTCCATTATAATTATAAATTGATATTGTTCCACCAATGTAATGAACATAATCAAATGATAATGTTTCGTCGTTTATTACATTTATTGAACACCAAATATAAGGGGATGCAGCAGGAAGATTAGTGCTATCAGTAAAAACAATATATAAATCAGATGATGGTTCTGTGGCAGTAATGCTCTGATTTGCTGACAATGTTTCTATGTATGCTATGCAGTTGCTTGTTAAATCATCTATTACAGTTTGTGCAGCACCTTCATCTATGTACCAATCACCACTTGATTCGGTTAAAGGCGGTAATTTTAATTTTGGGCATGCCTCAAGGGTGCTGTAATCGTCTATACCAGCATCATAATAAATAGCTACACCACGGTTTACAATCATAGTATCATCGCTGCTGATTGTAGATACCAATTGCATAGGCAAATAGGATGATTCTTCATAATCTCCAACTACACTCATAATTAAAAGATACTCACCATCATTTTCTAAACTAACAAAAGAGTAGGGCGATGATAATACATTTCCTTGTGCCAAACCTATGTATCCAGAGTTGTTACATTCATATAATGCAGCTGATTTGTAGGAGGAATCAGTTGGATTTGGAGAAGCTATAAAATTCTCAATTGTTAAAATGCTATCTTTTTTCAAAGATAAGCTTGTCCAAAAATTAATACCTGGGTTTCCGCTTACAATAGTATCATGAGCGGATGTTCCGGTAATGGTTACTTGGTTTGGTGTTGTTTCATTAACACTATAATTAGAAAAATAGAAATTAGGACCGCTAGCCATTAAAATTTTGCAATTTGCCATAATGGCTTCTGAAGCAGACCCATCTAAAAAATTCTCAGCACCCGCATAATCAAATAAAGTTATGTTACCATAAACTGTGTTATTTGAAATGCTACAAAAGCATGCGAAAGAATCATTTGGAATTGCGCAACAAACAACACATAGCGCCGGCGCAAACACTCCAGTATTTTGTGGAGGCCAGATCATGATTAAACTCCCCAGAATTCGTATGTGCCACGTGTAGTGGCTGGATCTGCGGTGTTTCTATCACACGCATAAAAGCCCATGCTATGCGTGACAGCCTGGTTGATCGATGTGACCACGTTTTCAGCTACCGTTACCTGACCGAGAAGCTTGTAAGCCTGGTACGTGCTAGCAGCCGGCAGCGCTGATGTGCTGACCTGTAATGCTGCTGCCGTAATAACACCATTTGCCGCCAAAGTGCAGTTAATCCACACATTGCTAGTTGCCGTATTGTTAGGCGTCACATTTGCAGCCAGACCGCTTGGCGCTAAATCGTTTACCGTGCCATACCGCACCTTGATATTGGCATAAAAATTCTGGATCTGGAAAGGGTAGGTTAGCACGGCCACGCCGGCACGCTCAAGCTTACGCACTCGCTGATCTATAGGGCTGAGATCTAAGACAAAGGCGCCGCCACTGTAGAGCATGCTGCCAACGCTTGCAATCGGTGCTACGGTGCCATTTAGCAGGCCATTAATTGGCGTGATTAACTGATTGGCATACGAGGCCGAAATCAGCGACGAGCCACCAGGGATGCATAAAGGGATCTGCGGGGCGCCGGCTGCCATGTTAAGGACTTGGTACGGTTGTTACTATCTTTTCCCAGATCAGACCTTTAATCATACTAGATTGTCCAGAAATGGTATAAACAGCCGGTTCAACCGCAGGATCAGTTGAGCCACTTCCGTACTCAGGATTGCAGGGCCCGATGTAATCTACCACGTTACCATGATCGGTTACCGTAAAGGCGCCGGCAATGGTAGGGCTGGCAGCACTTACCGTGTAAGAATGGGTCAATGTTGCGTTGCAATAAAGCGTGATAGGCTGCCGAGCAAAATAGGGATTCCAAGGATCGCCACCGGATAAGCCTGGGAAAGTGTAAGTCGTTTGCTGGGTTTCAGTCCAGCCCACTGGTAACTGGCAATAAATTCTGGTATATTTAACCAAGCTACCAATTTTAGTTACTGGCCCTTGCTCGACTAAGTATGCGTTAGGTGCGTCAGCCGAGTTACTGGCTAATGATGCCGCCGTATAGTTGGCTGCGTTTCGGATATACTCTAAAGTAAAAAGCGCAGTGGTTGAATTGCCAGGGATCTGGAAAGGATAGCTGACCACGTTAGAGGTCAGAAAAGCGTTGGCAAAATTACCGTCTACATAACCACTCATTATTGTGCTTTTATTATGCCGCGTATGTTCGTGGCAATTGTTTTTAAGGTGTTGTTGCTTTCTTCGGCCACTGTCTGACCTTTGACAAGTTGTGAAAAGATTTGATCAAAGTTGAGGGGATTGCCAGCAAAGTTTTGCCGTGCGCCTAACTCGCCGCCGCGTTTGAAATCTAAGTTTATGCCTGCTCTAAATTTTAACTCCTTCTCTGCGTTTTTGGTTTCCAGCACAAGCCTGACTAACTCGTTAGCTTGCGGTATACCTTGCAAGCCTGGTGATGGGGTCATTGTCCCAGCTTGCGCTTTATTTCGACGTATAACTTCACGCAATGTCGCATCTGATGCCTCATTAAATTGGCCGCCACCACCAATGCCGGCTATAGCATTTAATTGAGACTTTAACTCAGACGTGATAGCCTTGTTTGCTGCCAGCCTTTCTTCCTCTACTTTCTTTGTATTAACAGCAATCTGATGCGTTAGTTCATAGGCCTTGGTTTGTAGTAGGCTTTTTTCAAGTTCATCATTGGCGCTATTCAGATTATCTTTCTTAAATTTTGATATTTGGTTTTCAACTTTTTCTAAATCCTGTCTATCGCTTTTTATTTTATCATTCAGCGATAACTCGGAATATTTATCCTTTTTAATTTGTTCGCCTAATTTAATACGTATAGCACCAGTTTTATTTATTACATCTAGCTCATTTTGTTCTGCTTTTATAAATGCAGCAAAAGCATCTTCATTAGTTTTTTTCTTTTCCGCTGCTAATTTCTTTTCTATCTGCGCACGCTCCAAAAGTTTTTGATTATATTCCTTTTCACGTTTATCTGCATCTCTAGCTGATTGTTCCCACTGCGCCTCTTGCTCAGCAGTTATACCGCGCATACGATTAATAAAGCTGCCGATTGCTTCACCTGTTCTGGTAAATATGCTAAGTGAAAAAACCGCGGCTTCGCTTAAAGTTTTTTTAATCTGATCCCATGCATCTCCATAACGAGCCACGCTTGCGGTAGCTGCGCTTACTGGTTTGCCCATTTTTTCTAGCTCATCCCTGACTTCTTGAGCGGTGCTTAAAACTGCTTTGAATCCAGCGATAACGCCAGCTACTCCAATAGTGCTTACTAGTGAAGCGCCACCAAAGCCCTTTAGGCTTTTCTTAGTATCCTCAATGGCATTATTGGCTTTAGCCATGCCGGCGGTGAAGCCTTCAGTCGTTGCCCTGAGAATATAATCAATGCCAATGCTCATAGCTTTACCTTTTCTAAATGCTCAACAGCTAGGTTGTCACTTGGGTTAGTTAGCGTCATGCCACCAACTCGGTTCATTGCCATGCGCCAATGTTGCCAGATCCGGCGCAAAGGCATGTCCATGATCTGATCGTAAGTCAACGTATGGCCGGCCGCTGCCAGCGCATCGATCATCATGGCTGGATAGGCTGCATAACTTGCCGTAGCTGGGCCATCAGATCCAGCCGGCGCATCCATAAAATTAGTATCCTGCCATTCTTTGACCTCCATAATAATCTCATGAGCAGTTCCACTTTTAAGCATTTGACGCATAAAATTATGGCGCCTTACTCCGTTTACAAATGTTTCCCAAAAACTGAGCTTTGGGCTTTTTGGTAACGCATACTTTGGTGAACAGAAAAAGAGGACTTGGGCTGCATGCGCCAGCATCTCGTTTTGATTGTCGAAACGGCATGGCACTACAAAGCCATTGCGTGCAATTTCCAGCCAGATCAGCCGGCGTAGTGATAGCGGGTAAACCTCAACGCCACAAACTATCTCTAAACCGTCCAGAAACGCCGTATCCCTTACGCGTGCTTCTTTTCGGCATGCGTCAGCGTAGCCTGGTATCGCTACAGTTTGTAAGGTGGCAGACATGGGCCAAGTGGCGCCATGCCTTAGTTAACCTTTGCTTGAAAGCCGAGCGTGGACACCCAGGGGCCTTTAGCCGGCTTAACGGTGCTGACCGATTGGATAAAGCAAGTCGTCAGTGTGCCATCAATGTTTACGTTAGGGATAACACCTAGCGTGCTATTGGCCGCAGCCGTGGTCGGCGAGGCAGTGTTAATCGACGCATACTGCACCTCGGCCGTGCCGGTAATAGGGCTGGTAACCGAAACTGCACCGCTGTGGGCGCCATTCTCGTCAGAGATCTGGACAGTCTCGCTGCCCTTGCTGGTGGTGAAGCTGTTGCACTTGTAGGTGACCGAGTTAATCGTCAGCACCGGTGAGCCTGTGGGAAATGAGCCGTCAACGTAAGTAGGCATAGTAAGATGGGTTTGAACTTAGGCCATGCGTCAACTTGCAGGAAAAGACGATGGCGGGATAAAGACTGATAGCTCGTAAGTAAGCTGCGTCTGAATTTCATCATTATCAGCATCGATGCCCTGCATGCTCGCCATTGGCGTCACGTAAGCCGTCTGGTAATACGGTATCGTATTGGCGTTAAGACTTGCCGTAATTTCTAGCATGCCCTGGCGCACGGCGCCACGTAGCAAACCATGATTCTGGCTGCTGTTAGATCTAGCCGTTACCACATCAAGTTGCAGACCAAACTCGTAGTAGCTGTAGTAGTTACTGGCTACGTTAGCTACGGTGACCGGCGATTCTTGAAAACCTACGCCACTAGCGCCAATGCCAATTTGGCTAAGTTTAACTTGTAGCCTTGGCGTTACGGTAAATTCTGCCGCAGTTAAGTTAGTGCGTGGCGTTACAACTTGGGTAAAGACTTGGCCGCCTACGTTTAGATTAGTAAAATAATTCTGTACGGCGTTCTCGTACTGAGACTCAAAATCATACAGAGTGGCAATGTTTGGGGCTACGCTCATGCTGCTAATTGGGTTGCTGATTTGGCTGCTGCTTCTGCTTTGTTTTTAGCCAAAAGCATCATGCGTCTAAAATAAGTCTGCATATCGGCTGCGCGTGATCTAACGGCATTGCTAAGAATGCGCTGTCCTTCACCGCCGGCATTGTATTTAGCCCATCCAGTATCATTAAGCACACGAATGTAAGGTGAGGCATTTGTTCTGCCGTCTACCACGGCACCACGAATCATACCGTGTTTGCTAATCCATCCGCTGCTAACCGTGCCGCCAAAAGCAATAATGCCCATATTCCATCCTGCTCGCGCCCAACCAACTCGCTTTTTGACTGTTTTAATATATGCCCTGACTTGCCTAGCTTCGGCGCCTAAAGTTACAAAGCCGAGGTTGCCGTTTTTACCGCGCCGGCCACGCCCTTTGCTCATTCTGTTTTGCTGATGCCTGGCTATGCTAAAACCAATTGCCTTGGTGTTTTTAAGCTGATGGCTATTATCAAATTTCATTGCCGCCTGCTCCCATGCTGGTCGGTCGTCCCTGCGTATAATTTTACGAATGCCTTTATTATCAAACGTGGTTTGGCTTATTGGCTTAAATATAACTGTAAGATCTCGCACAACCGCAGCCCTGCCTTGTCCTGAGTTTCTAGGTGGTGTAAAATCTTGGCAGCGCTTGCTTAGCAATTCAGCCTGCACCGCTAGCGTGCCATACCTTTTATCAACAATACCATCCCTAACACCTTGCTGCAAGCGCAGCATTGAAGCAGCAAACGCCACCGAGTTAACTGTCATTGTAACATTGTCACTCATGTTAGCTTTTTGAGCGTTAACGTAAATGCCGCTTCGGCTGCTGTATTGATGCCATCGATCTTGTCGATCTGGTAAGTTACTGATCCATAAGTCACCACGCCACGGTCAGCCGGAGTAACGCCGGCCGCCGTCCATTGCGGTTTAGATGTGACAAGCATAAGTCCAGTAATTTTCTTTGTAGAGAATTCACCAAACGCATACTCAATCTCGACTTGATTAAATACGCCGATTAACGATGCGCCGCCATAAGTAAAAGACTCTCCGAAAACTTCTGTGTTTTCAGAAAAAGCCTGACCAAATGCAGCTACCTCGTTAAAGCCCATAACCTATGGCGTTTGGGCAACTGGCTCAAAAGCTTCTGGTGGCCCAACTTTGACCACAAGTGACTTTGGCTTTTCTGCTGCTTGCTGACGTTTGAGGATTTCGGCCGTCTCAAGAATGTCCTTGGCATTGCCAGGGTAAACAAAATTGCCGATGTGGCCGCATTGCGTTTTGACGTTCATCCAGATCTTGCCGCCCATCTCGCGCCAGCGTTGGCAAAAGTACCAGTCCTCTGACAAGAAGCGTTTGTAGCCGAGCGTAGGGTCACTGCGCACGCCCACCGTAAAGAAGTCGTACTTGATCGTACGTGGCAACTGGGTGTCGCCTTGGTCAGTTTCAAACTTCATCTCATCGCTAAAGCGCTCAACCATCTTTGTGTACACGTCACGATGGATCAGCATAAATCCGGTGCCGGCCTCGCGCACTTCAACTTCACCATTAGCATCAGGCACGCAGCCTGGCATTGGATTAAACACGATCTTAGGCTTCAGCTGCTTGATCGGGTACGTGCCGGCGTAAATGCCTGGGCCACGTCTTAAAGCCATTTCGTAGACCGTTGTAATGCCGTCTGGCTGAAAGATCAGATCGGTATCAATGAAAAGCATCCAGTCATACTGGCGCTTGACCGGCTTGCCATCGATCACATCAGGATAGCCTTGAATGAAATTGTGGGCTAGATTGTTCCGCGCTCGATTCACTAGGCTATCCCCTGGCATGAAGTCGATGAAGGGAACGATGTTAATCGTGCCAAGTGCATGCAGCACGCATTGCATAAATGGCTGGTCGATCTTGCCACCAAAGCAAGGCAGACACATTACGATGCGGGGATCTTTAACAATGGCCGTGTTATCAGCCGGAGTAACGCTAGCAGTATTTGTTGTTTCCATGTTGTTGTTGGATTAAAGAAAAACCACCGAGGCAATTCGGTGGTCTTAAGACTGTCTAGCCTATTGCCAGGCTTCTGATTACTCAGCGACGTTAGTGATGCGGGTGAGGTTACCAGGGTTACCAACAGCCGCGCCATAGATAAAGCACCACTCGGTGACTTGCGATACGCCATTGTAATAATCGCGGATCTGGATGGTCAAGCCGGTATCAGGATCGGTGACGTTAGAAACTTCACCGTACCAGTTACGTGGCAGTGCAGGAGGACGAGCAGCAACGAGCAGCGCTTGAGGAGCAAACGCATAGGCCGCCAAGTTATTCGTGGTCGGGATCGTGCCATTCCACTCTTGGATCTGGTAACCATAAACGTCAGGAAGACGGCCGGTTTGGATCGCTTGAGCAGAGCCGTAAGCATAAGCAGCTTGGACGGCGCTATCTTTCTTAAGCGTAAGCGCATAAGAAGGAGGGGCGACAATCGTACGACGCCCCTGGGGAACCTTCAAGCCGTTCTGCGTAGAGCAGATACCAGCGACGTTAGCAGCGCTAAAGTTAGCGGCTGCAAGGACGGTGTTGCTGGAGTAGTTGGCAGGAGTAATCAGCGCTTGGCTGGTCGCCATTACGTTTTCAAACAACGCAACGAGAGCAGGCTGCACGAACATCTCGGAAAGCTTAACGTCAGAGAAGGAAACTTCAGTGTCGGTAAAGCTGATCGGAATGCCAATATATTTATCAAGCGTAATGGTGCGAGCAACGGTGTTAGCCGAGATCTGCGTTTTGGTCGTCGAAAAATCAACAGCCGAAACAGCGTTAGGATAGCGCGTGGTTACGGCATTGCCGTAGGGAACTACCTCTGCGCTGAAATCAGTCCACATGGACATGAGGGGAAGCTTAGAAGTAAGGAGAGCGTCCAGGGTAAGCTGGGCGATACGTGTCATGAAGACACCATTTAATGCATTTGTAGCCATAGTAGTGAGTTAGTTAAATTAAGGGTTACTTGCGGGATAAATATTTAGCCTTGAAGGTCGCAGCAGCAGCCGCGTCGGTCTTAGATAGCTCGATAAATTGCGCCCACTTAGCGTGGTCACCCACCGCAGGGGCAGGCACGCCAGCATTGGTGTGCGATTGCAGCGCGATCTCAAGAGCAGGGGCGCCGGCTTTACGCATGTCGTACTTGGCGGCCATTTCAGCCTCTTGCGTTTTAGCAGCAAGAGCAGCGTTGAGCGCTTTTTCGCTTTCGGTAGCTACGCTAAGCTTGGCAATTGCATCGCTCAACTTGGCACCGAGCGCCACAATCTCATCAGCGTGCTTAGCTTCTAAGGCAACGATGCTATCTTTGTGGGCTGTAGACAAAACGGTGATCTCGCCGTCTTTAGCGGAAAGAGCAGCGGTGTGGACTGACAAAAGTACTGATTCGGGATTCATAATAATAGGTGTTGCGTCAACTTTAGCCTCAAAAAGACCAATGTTGGCAGCGGGTTGCTGTACAAAATCTAAAGACTTAATGCCCAGGATGCGCATAATCGGTAGCATGCCGGCTGCACCTTCTGGGCGTTCACCGTCTGCTGGCACTTCGCTACCATCACCCATCACCCAATTGCGGATCTGCTGTAAGACTGGGCTGATGCCAAGCTTATCGCTAAAATTCTGCGCCATCTCAATGAGCGTGGCGTATGCTTTAGGCTCACTGTCGATGAAACTTTGCAGAAACTTAAAATTCTTGGCACGCACTTTCATGCCGTCGCGATAGAAACCAGAGAACATCCCAATCTCTTTGCCTAGCCGATCAACTGGCCGGCCATTAGCATCGACTGCGCCGGCATGCGTAAGGTAAGCTGGGATGGTTTTACCCATCGATAACTTCATAAAATCGTTAATAGTTTCCTCATCGACCATAACGCCGTGGCCATCAGCCTCGCCGGCGGTCAAAATTGACACGTCGGAAAAGCCGTTGCGTGTGACGGCAGCAAATTGAATCTGCTGAAAGCAAATGTGATCAGGTTGTTGCGTCATTTAGTTAAAGTACTTTGGTCAACTGCTTGATCCTTAGTGATTGGGCCGCCTACGATCCATGCATCACATGTACGTTTTGCAGCACACTTAAAGTCAAACACTTCGCAATAACCTAAGTCACCGGCCATCTCAACTTCACTAGCATCAGCGCCGATGCCAGCATCGATGCAGGCTTTTATCCTGGGCGATTGATTAAAGCCGGCGCAATTACCGCAGCGCATAGTTTTGGCTTCGGCTACTGTAGTCTTAAACTGGTCAGCCTTTGCTTGCCAGTATGCATCATTAGGCTGTAATGGATTTGCTGGGCCGTATCGCGCAAGATCAATAGCGTTAGATCGATTAATTAAATTAGCTTTTACGTCCTGCGTTTCAATTGGACAGTTAGCATCAATTGCAACTTCGTCAGCATCATCAGATTCAGGCGCTACTGGCTTTACTTCTTCTTCCTCTTTTTTTGATTCATTGCCATTAGTCTCAGGCAGCATGCCTGCTTCACGTAGCATCTCATTTTCTTCAGCACGTTCTTTGATGTGCGTAGCCAGATCCTTACCTTCCTCAGCCAAGATATCGCCTAGGTTGGTAATGCCGGCCTGATAGTCTGCCAGATCCGCAGCCGCTTGCCGGCCATAATCAGCCGTCATCCTAGCCGGTAGCGTAAAGCGCCAGGCATACCACTCATCGTTAGGCTGCAAGATACCTTCCTTAATAGCCTTTGCCACCGCATAGCCTACGCAGCGCCGAGCAACTGGCAGGAGTAGATCTTGCCTGTCCTCAACGGCACGCATGGCTTTGGCAATTAAGAGTCGCACATTGGCGCCACCAAGTTTGCTGGCATCCCAAGTTAGCTCATACGGCCAGCCGGCGCCTACGCATGCATTGCGAATAAGCCGATCCATAAACTCAGAAACAGCAATGCCTGGGCGATCATTTTTTAGACCTTCCAGCTTGCTGCCAGAATTTGAACGGAAGAAATGCGCGGTGCCTCCGGTAAAGTCCTGAGTCGTGACAGACGGTAAAGAATTAGGCTGCGCGGTTACGCCGCGTGTTAGCAGATTCATGGGATCGCCAGGGTCAGGGGCGCCCTGCTCATTCCACTCGATCAAGCCAATGCTGGACATGATTTGCGCTGCCATCTTCTCGTAACCTTGCACGGTGCGCAGATCCTTAAGATCAAGCAGCGCATGCATAAAAACTGGAAAGCCTCTAACTTGATCTGGCCACCGAGGGTCAAATACTTGGATTAAATCACGAGCGCTTAAAAAGTAATCGCCGGCAGCTACTTCGCCCAAGATCTGATATGCTACAGCACGGCCAACGTCATTGGTTACCACACCTTGAATCATTCTTAGGCCTTTATATGGCCCCTCGCGCAAGATACCATCTGGCACATTGCGCTGACCAATCATGTGCGCCGGAAGTAATTGAATTTGCGGCCAGCCATCTTTGGACTGCGTTAGGAAAATATAGATCTCACCATCACGATCTGTGCAGACTGACATCAAGAAAAGATCAGTCTTAAAATCAAACATTGAGCCACGAGCGTCAGCCATTGGATACCATTCTTCACGCAGCCACTTTTCTGCCGTCTTACCCCATTCACGATCTTGGCCGGTATAAATTGGATTCCATGCGCGGCCGATTGAGTAGGTTGCTTTGTCATCGATGGCGCCGGTGACTGGGCCAAGATTGCAATACAGTTTGCGCGAATCTGATAACAGCGTCAGCCAATCGGATTGATTAACCTCTTTAGCAATCGTGTTCACCGTCGGCGCTTCAATAGGCCGGCGCAAGCGCATCTGATAATTGGCAGCATCTACCAAGTAAGAAAGTCCGAGCCACTTGGCAGCCGTAGCCTGTAATTTATTCATTAGCGTAAAAGTCCGTATGTGTTGCGCGGTACTCTAAGTAAGCCAGCCTCTAATGATTGCAATGCCAACTCTGCTGCGTTCATAAAATCTGCAACAGTCGTACCAGTAGCAGCTTGAAACGTAACAGACTTGCCGTTGACGCTAGTGCTAGTGATGACGCCACCTTGACCGCTGGCAGTCGTGAGCTTTGACGTTATCAAATCATCAAGGTAAGCCCTTGGGTTATTTGTTTTATTGGCCTGCCTGATCAGGATATTAGCTAGCTGGACAATCATACCAGCAAGCCTTTGGTCAATTACGCTGAAAACGGTGACCCCAGATATTTCCAGAGCCACCGTTTACAACATGGAGCAGCGACAAAGCCGCGCCGTTGTTGGTCGTTAGGTCAACTCCTGAGATGATGATGCCGATCAATGGCCGTTATTTCTGGCATCCTCATTTCTCCGTTTTTGCGTAACGTGCTGAACTCGGCCAGCAAATCAGCACTAACATAATTGCCGCCAGCTTCTAATGAGGCCTTTACTAAAGACTCAGGGTGCAGTGGGCATCCGTACTCAATCAAATAAGGCAATTTTGTATAGGTGTTAAAATAGCTGCTGGCTGCGTATTTACCCATAATGGCAAACCTATCATTTATACCGCCAAAGCGGCCCCACCAAGGCGTGTATGCTACTAGCGCCGTGCCTTCTGTATAAAGCCCACCAGGCATCACAAAATTATGAAACCAGAGATCTGGCCGGCAACGTATGATTACATCAGCCGGATCATTAGCTGACTCGTATAAATGCCAGCCCTCACGTAATGACCAAAGCTGACCGATCACCGCAGTTGGTGGCACTGAGATATGGTACGGCTCGTGCATGTAGAATTGCCCTGGCGTCCATGTCGTTGGACAGCCTGGGGGCATTACCATCTCTGGCTGGGTAACCGGCTTGATCCAAACATGCTCATGCTTTTCGCGCAGCAACTCGGCTTTACTAGCATCCTCATCATCTGCCGGCGCTACGTAAAACTTAGCGTCTGGAAAGTGTCTGAAAACTTGCCATTCCAAATTCTTAATGCAGCGCTCAAAACTGCGCATTTCCCCTGTAATAATTATGGCGGTACTCATTTGAGATCAGCAGCAGCACCGTACCAGATCATCTGGCCAAGCACGCTTGCGGTTTGTGGTTTGAAACTGTCACCAACTGCACGATCAACGCCCCACCATTCTTTGCCCTCGTTTATAAAATCATCACCGGCAAGTAATGTACCAGGGTGGCAAAGTTTGCGCACTGCCTCGATCTCGCGTTTAACCGTATCGTAGTCGTGGCTAGTATCAATATAGATAAAATCAAATTGCCCAGTTACGTTAGCCAAGAAAACCGCGCTGTCAGATTGTATTAACTTAACTTGATGTGGCTCCTGCGGGTTAATGTTATCAAGCGCTTTCTTTATATCTGGTGCATCACCAAAGCCAGACTCAGCCCAAGTCTGACCTTTCTTTTCTGGCGCCCAATCATCGCATGGCTGATCAGCAAAACGATCAACGCCCACCACTTGTAACGCTCGGCCGGCGCATACATCGAGCATGATTGTGATATCACGCCCCATATATACACCAAGGATCAAAACGGTTTTGATCTCAGGCATAGCTTGGAACACTGATTTGAAAAAGAGGTAATGTATAACTCTTGACCAGCCTGGTACACGGCTAGCAATAGCCCCCCAGGGTGCGGTCATAAGTTGCAGTTTATCCTCTGGCGAATTGGCATCAAGTGCCTGCGTTACTTTGTCGGTGATGTTCATGTTGTTTTTATTGCGGTAAAAGTGCTACCACCTCTGGCGCTTCTTGGCCAGCTTCCGGTGCAGAAAGTATTGAAAGCATCATGGCCACTACCGTTTGCATAGCCTCCAGATCGTGAGCATGGTTAGCGTGCCGGCGAGTCCAGCGCCACTCCGGCCGGCCGGTGCGCTGATTCACACGTTGCTTTTTATGGTCACCGCTAAGCTGGTTGGCGTATTCGCCGGCTACGTCGTCTGGCGTTTCCCAGATTGCGCCTCGGCCGCTGCGCAAATTGTACAGCGCATCCTTTACCGGATCTGACGCCCAGTGAAACAAGGGGATCAGTTTGCCGTTATGCAGGATCTTAGAAGCGTTAGACCAAAGCCGCTTAACTTTCTGGCCGCGTATCTCGATCTGGAAATAGTTGTCACCACTTCCTTTTAATGCCGTCCAGCCGTATCTGGCGCAGTCAGTATAAACGCCTTCTGGAAAATAGCCGGCATCCTCAAAGCAAAGCTGTGACTCAACGCCGTAAGTTTCGCGCACTTCTTCGCATTGCTCTGGCGTAGTAACTCTGGAAAAGTAAAGCAGCCGGCTAGATCCATCTCGGCGCCATGCGCGTACGTTAATCCAAAAGTGATCACGCTGCCTATCAATCACGACAAAGCGCTTAGCTTCGTTATCAATTAACTCTTTTGGATCAAGTCGTGATAGCAAATATCCAGATCCTTTAAGCAAAATTACTTCGGTCAAATCTTCATCCTGCCACGGCAATGCTCGGCGCTGCCGAGTAAAATCCATCATCGCTTGTGGCACGCCCTGCTTTTGAGCTTTTCTAGCTTCAAGAAATTGTGCCACGAGCGCCCCCATTTCACGAGCCACAAGCCCCTCCCATCTAAAACTCTGATTACTTTTTGCAGAATCTTGGCGTCCCACAATATAAGATCCTTCTGCATTCCACCTTGCGCGGGTCTTTGCCGTGTCCTCGTGATCGATGCCGCAGGCCGGACAGCGCCACCGCGCCGTTTCGGCTGCTCTGCCAATGTTCCAAGTGCCGTCTGCTTTTCTTGCTTTTTCATCCCATACAACGCATGCCAATTTGCTTGGATCAGTCAAGCTTCGGCCGGCAAAAGCTAGCGGTGAAAGCTGGCCGCATCCAAAGCATTTGACTGACCAGACCTGTTGGTTGCCAGCCTGCCAGGCTAAATCAAAATCATCGCCGGCGCTGCCGCCCTGGCTTTCGTTAATCACCTTGCTATTACCGGCACGCTCAAAAGCTGAGACACGGCCACGAGCATGAGCCAGCAAGCCTTGTTTCCAAAGCCAGACCTCACTGTTAAATTTCCATCTTACGCTAACTCGCTGCAGATTGTTAATGTTAGCGCCGTTCACGCTCATAAAAAACGGCCCAAAGTAAATATCGGTCATCGTTCGCATGTGCCTATCAAATGGCAGCATGTCCCTGATCTGTTGCACGCCCTTGAGCATGTCCATGAAACGCTGGTTGCAATGCTCCCTAGCGTCTTCGTCGGTTTGCATTGTCCACATGATCGGCCCTGGGGAGTTACATGCCGCCCAGGCTATCCCAACCTCGACCACCAAACTCTTGCCGGTCTGAATTGCGCCACACCAGCTAGCCTCCCTAATCTGGTCATTCTGAATGGCGTCTAGTGGGCCAATCAAATGCCTGGACGTACTTACATCAAACCGCCCTGGCTGCGCGTAGCTGGTTGGCAGCACAAGGTGATCATGCGCCCAGTCGTACATGCGCCGGCGGTCTGGCTTTTTCCAGCCGGCACGCCATGAAGGAAAAGCTTCCTCGTGCCTCATAAGTCCTCAAATTGGTTTATCAGATCAGCCTGGGCATCGGCTATGGCGTCGGCCATCTCGCGCAAGATCGGCCGCATGGCTACTGCTGCCAGACCATCTAGCTTAGGTGGCGCCTCAGTCTCAAGAAATTGATAAAGCATGGTACGCGACTGGGTGGCAATATGCAGCAGTAACTGGCTAACCTCGCTGCGCTCAATCGTGGTACGCTTATCCCTAGCGTCCTTATTCTTTAGAATCTCAATCTCCCACTTGGTCTTTTCTTCCTTTAGCTGGCTGGCGCTAACCGCTACTCGCGCACCCTTGGCTCCAAGGTTATGAGATTTGGCATACTCATCCCATGCGGCCAGATCTCGGTCGGCAGGAGCGCCTGGCATGTTGCGCCAATTTACCAGCGCCTGCCGCGTTACACCTAGCTGGTTTGCTAGCTCCTGCCAAGTGAACTGCTTAACTTGTTCTGGCATGGTGGTATACCTTATTGAGATTGAGTCTCATGTGGTTTGGGTGGGTGACGCCAACAC